ATCATGTTTAAAGATTCACTTATATTATATATTAGGTTCTGACAACAATGTCACCGTCGTCGTCATCGTCATCGTCTTCCCAAGGATCTTCCAACTCAGATTTTAACTTCTCTATTCGTTTTTGTAAAGCTTTGTACTCTTCTAGATCACAAGTGGGAGCCTCAAAAGTAACGCCCATCAACTGTTCACCAGGTTTAACATCCTTCATTTCAGGATGAATAGGTCTAGTAACATTCGTAGTCCACATACCTTTTGGTTTGTATGTGTCATCTTTAATCACAGACCATCCTCTCACTATGGATCTAACTCCTAATATGAGAAGAATGAACCATGTTACAGAAAAAATTAAATCTGTGATAGGATTCATATTCGTGGTATTTTATTTAAACCTGCTTTAATCATATCATTTTCCACAATAATCTTAGTTTTTTCTGCGATATCATCCAAGATATTAACATCAAGACCTGCAAACGGTGGAATGATGCCAAGTATGCGAAGTAATCCATCTACAAATAACGCAAGACAAGTGAATCCAAGAATCATACTTATGATAGTTGCATCACGATTATGTTTTGCCATTGACGCTTCATCAATAGCACGAGCTTCTGCTAGAGCATCAGCTATCATTTGATCAACTTCTGCCTTGGTATAAAAATTACCTAGTATGGGGATGTCATGTTTGTCCATTAGCGTACTTCAAAATCAAGTCTACGCACTTTTCTTTTACGTCTTTCTTCTTGGAAAACAAGATCTTGAGGTGAAAGTGCGTTAGACTTTTCGGTGTCTTTATTTGATTTTACCATAACTGTTTGAGTTAGGTCAATGGCGGTGACACTATTCTCACCGACTGTCATCATATTAGAGCATCCACAAGACTGACTCTTTCCTGGCTGACCAGTGATCTCCTTTCCACAACCTTTACATCTTACAATAATCATTTTCTTTATCCAAATCCAATCACAAGTAAAGTTCAGATATGGGTTATTTTACTTTGTATGTTATATTTATGCAAGATCATCTCCTTCTTTGTCTGCACAAATCATAGAATCAACAAGTTCTTTAGCATGTTTATTATGCTCACAAAGTTTGGTCATCCATATTCTTTCATCTAAGGTAACTTCACCATCAGTTGATATTATGCGACAACAAATGTCGATGATCCGATTTCTGTAGTTTGTGCTTAACATTTTCGATGGCTTGAGGAAGGAGAGCGTATTCTTTTCTTTGTATTGCTTTTGTTAAAGATTTTATGTCATCATTATGTAGAATAGGAACTTTATCTTGAATGATAATTTTACCAGAGTCTAACTCCTCATTTACATAATGAACAGTTACACCTGTATATTCATCACCACTAGCAAGAGCTCTTTCAATTGCTCTTAACCCCTTATACTTAGGTAATAAAGATGGATGTAAATTTATTATTCTTTCAGGAAAAGCATTAATTAATTTTGGTGTTACAATCCTCATCCATCCTGCAAGAACTATTAAATCAACTTTCCATGCCCTCATTACATCTATTATTAGATTTTCATTTTTACTATCAAGATGTGTATGAGGTATACCAAACTTAACTGCTCTCCTAGCAGCACCACATTTTTTCTTGTTATGAACCATGACTACAACTTCGTCATGTCTACAAGTACGAACTATGTTCTCGAAGTTTGTTCCGTTACCAGAACACATTACTCCTAGTCTCATTGCACTAGATTTTCCAGAGTTTCCTTATAATCTTTATCAAATAATTCTAAACCTTTATCGGTAAGAATATGGTTATACATTTTTTCAAAAACTGTAGGTGGCATCGTTACTATATCAGCACCGTAACCAAAACAATCAGTCACACTTCTAACATCTCTCAAAGATGCAGCTAAAACTAATGTTCTTTTGATATCATGCATATCAAAGATATCAACAATCTGTTTAATTAAATTAATACCATTAAAAGAGTTATCATCAACTCTACCTACAAATGGTGAAACATATGTGGCACCTGCCTTTGAAGCTAATATTGCTTGTGCTGGAGAAAATATTAATGTTACGTTTACTTTTATAAGTTCTCTTGATAATTCTTTGCAAGCAAGTAAACCTTCAGGAGTACATGGAACTTTAATTGTAGTTTGTTTACCAAATTTTTTAAATAATCTACGGCCTTCAACTATCATTTCTGGAGAGTCACCCACAACCTCCATACTAACATCCTTTATACCAAGCTTTATTAACTCATCATACACTTCTTCTGGGTCTTTACCACTTTTTCTTATAAGCGTTGGGTTGGTAGTAACCCCATCAATCAATCCACTGGTGAAATGTTTGTTGATAACAGATGTATCAGCAGTATCAAGAAAAATTTTCATAGAGGCGAGTTGTAATTATGTTTATATAGTAGCACAAAATATTGGGGTGGGAGGTAAGATTTGAGTATGCTTACAAACACAGGGCATTGCTACTCTTAGTAATTTTACTGTGCTGCATGAGTCCCATCTGGTAGGATGGTTCTATCCCGAAGGAAAGCGAGTACCACCTCTGACTCATCACCTTAACCAGCCTATTGCCAGCAAGTTTAATTCAGTCACTCCCATGTCGAATCCGTCGATTCAACAAATATACTATAGCATAAAAAAAGAGGGTGTCAACCCCCCCGAAATATGATGTTTCCAGCCGCTGTCACTCTACGCTCACATTTGTTCTTTGGCACATGATGTAGGACGTTACCAGGAAAAATTACGAGTCTACCTGCCACGGCTTCAATCTTTACGTCACTAGTGGTGAATACTAAAGGTGATGATCCACTAGGAGTGTTAATGAAATACACAAAAGAAAAATCACCATGCCTTATATGGTCATGTGATACTGCGTAATCATCAATACCATAATCTGCTATCCATGAACCATTTAATTTAGTAGAGAAATCCCAAGGATAATGTTGTTTTATTACTCTCTGAATCCAATCAGTAAGAGTTTTTGCGTATCTACCATCAAAATCACTAGATTTTTTACCTGTAATGTTTGATTTTACTGGATTTTTTACATATTGTAGTTCTAGTATTTCCTCAAGCAAACGTTTATTGAAAGAATCTGCATATGGATGATTCCTAATTATCAATTCAAATTTTTCAGTTATCTTGATAGTATCCATCCAATGGCTCCAATGATAAAATATCTATGCTCTCAGTATCGTTATCTATCTCTATCCATTCTTCAAATTCTTTGTATATTGCATTTTTATCAGCAACTGGTTTTGTTTCATCTATACGAGCAACAGACCAATTTCGTGCATTTACAATGGTTTGTTCAGTTTCATTCAATTCCATAGTAGTCTTTACGGAAGTATCTTGAGAGGATGTTGCTATTGTAATACTTTGGTGTCCCGTCGTCAAGTTGTTCTGTAAGCACTCTGTTGGCAAAGAGTTGTCTGGTCTCCTCGTAGTTTGTTTTGCCCTTTGTATGATGTAATGATAAGATAGTTCTACTAAAATTTTCTCTCCCCAACTGTTTAATCTCTTCTTTAAGCTCTGGACAAGACCCATAATACTTTTTCCAATCAGATTCAGATTTTACTTTTCTTTTTTTTCCTTTAGGAGTTCTAAACTGCCAGAAATATTTGCGTCCGATATATTCCCTACCGTTTTGATTATTTGTAATGCGGTAGACGAAACCGAAGAAATCATCAATATCGTCAGTAGTGAAATGTTTACCCTCATATAGCCAGGGGTTTTCATAAACTCCAACTTTAACCATTTTATAAATTTCATGTTCATTTTATTTAGTAATCAAATTCATCAAGAATATCTAATGCATTATTTAAAATGCGTTGTGCTGCACCTCTTTGCCTATCATCCCACTCAGGATACCAAGCATGATCATCAAGACCCTTTTTTATATTTAAGAGACGTGATTCCATATCAGTTTTTTTAAGTCTGCCGTTCATATAAGTTCTGTACAAATTGTTTGGCCAAGAACAGGTCAATGGACAAGAGATTGCTGTCATGTTCTGTGCCAAATATTACAAAACTATTTAATCACAAACTATAATTTAAATCCACTAAATGTGTCCTTTTTAACATCTTGTTTGATTCCCCCCACAACATACGATTCCACTTCGGTTTCCTGTGGTGCTACTTGAAGACCCTTAGAACTAATCCAATGTTCTGTCCAAGGCAATGGATTATTTCTTTGTGGAACATCATACAAAGGCTTCAAACCAATTGATCTCAATCTACGATTCGCAACCCACTCAACATATTGCTGCAATAATTTATCATTCAAACCAATCATACTTCCATCTTTGAACAGATAATCTGCCCATCTTTTCTCCTCATTAACACATTTATCAAACATTTGAAGAGTCCATTCCTCCTCTTCCTTAACTAGTTCTTGCATTTCTGGATCATCACCCTTTCTCCAGTTGTTTAATATGTTTTGGGTGATGGCGAGATGTTGGTTTTCGTCTCTGGCAATGAGGGAGATAATCTTAGCAGATCCCTCCATAAGTTTAAGTTCGCCAAATGCAAAACTGCAAGCAAAAGAAACATAGAAACGTATACCTTCAAGAATGTTGACATTAGCGACTGCCCTGTATAAGTGTCTTTTTAAATCTTTACGTGTCCATTCCGAATTAGGATGACCATACATATCAGGTTTCCAACTGTTACTCTGACCATAATCCTGTGCATAATTTATAAAATTATCATATGATTCAGTAACACTTGCTGCACGTTCTAATATTCTATTATCATTTAGAATCTTATCAAATACATCTGAAGGATCTGCATATACATTCTTAATCACATATGTGTAAGAACGACTATGGATCATTTCCATAAATGACCACACTTCCATACACGCCTCTAATTCGGGTAGAGAACAGTATGGAAGAAAAGCCATACCTGGAGCACGTCCTTGAACAGAATCAAGCATTATCTGATACTTGAGATTCGATGTGTAGATATGTTTTTGTTCTGGACGTAATGATTGATAATCACCTCTATCTTTTTGCAAGGATACTTCCTCTGGTCTCCAGAAATATCCTAATTGTTGTTTTGTTAGATTCTCAAAAGAAGGATACTTAAAGTTATCGTACCTTTGAACTCCTAAAGGTTTACCAAAAAACATTGGTTGCTTTTTAGTGTCAACATCTTCAGTATTAAAGACGGTCATGCCTTTAACTTCAGTCTTCATTTTATTTTCCGTTGATGAAATTTTAAATTGCACAGGATTCACACTCCTCCTCTTCAGATGAACTTAATTCAGAAATTAATGTATCTAATCTAGTCTTACCTTGAATACCAACATCATCCATATTATCTTGCAATCCAACTGCTGTTGGTTCCTCTATTTCATCAGTTTTTACATCGTAAGTATTTTGATAGTAAGAAGTCTTCCAACCGTACTTATATGTAGTCAAAAAGTCATTTGCCATTACACTTGTCGGTACTTCAGAACCTTCAAAGTGTTGTGGATTATAAGACCAGTTTCCTGAGATTGCTTGATCAAAAAACTTCTGCATTACTGCAACCACATTGATATATCCAGTATTGTTTGGCATATCCCAAAGAAGAGTATAATTATTTTTAAGAGTATTATACTGTGGAACTATCTGTTTTAGTGGTCCTTTCTTTGACTTCTTGATAGAAAGATATCCTCTAGGTGGTTCAATACCATTCGTAGCGTTAGAAACCACTGAGGAAGATTCTGAAGGCATCTGAGCAGACAATGTACTATTACGAATACCATACTTCTTTACATCTTCTCTGAGAGATTCCCAATCATACTTCAGATCATTAGGAACTAACTCATCAACGTCTTTTTTATAAGTGTCAATAGGAAGAATACCTTGAGCATACTTAGTTCTATCTGAGTAAGTACAAGCACCCTTTTCTTTTGCAAGATCAACCGATGATCTAATCAATTGATACTGGAATGCTTCTGTTAAATCATGAACCAACTTCCACGCTTCTGGATCACCATATTTAACACCTTGCTTTGCAAGATAATGTGCTAAACCGATGAAACCAACACCGAGTGATCTACGTGCCTTAGTAGCGATTTCTGCTGCTCTAACTGGATATTTCTGGAAATCAATGAGTTCATCCAAGCTGCGAACACTAAGATCGCACAAGCTTTCAAGATCCGAAACATCCCTAATTTTGCCAATGTTAATAGCAGAAAGTATACAAAGAGCAATTTCGCCATTTTCGTCGTCTATATGTTGAATAGGTTTAGTTGGGAGTGTTATCTCCTGACATAGATTACTCATCTCTACTTTATCCACAAAGGATGAATGAGAATTACAATGATCTATGTTCATCAAATATATTCTACCAGTTTCTGCCCGTTCTTTCAACAAATCCAGTATTAATTCCTGACCACCTATAGTTTTTTTAGGAATAGATTCATCATTTTCA